CGCATTAACGCATTTTTCTAATATTGATGTTAATGACTTAGCTTTAAACTGGTGAGCTTCATCTCCTATAACCATACCTATATGTTCGAAACTAGAAGCTGGTAATTTATGTAATGATTGCCAAGTTGATATGATACATCTATGATGAGTGTCTTTATCTTTACCAGCATATATTCTATGACACCATTCATCGACATGCCAATTTTTATCTAGCTTAGAGTAATCATCGAAATCAGCATACATCTGTTCAACTAATGAAGTGGTTGGAACTATAATCAAAACCTTCTTACTAGGATCTAAATCCATATAGTATCTAAGTAACATATATATGATTAAAGATTTGCCAGAAGCCGTAGGGGATAGGAGCAACCTTTTACCGTTTGTTAACGCGCACGAGAGTGCATCGATTTGGTAGTCCCTGGGTGTTATACCTACTCCATTCACGGAGAGCCCCAGATTCGCAATATAGGCCTCTAAAGCCCTTAAATCGGACTTATGCGAATGCTCTAAGCCATTGATATCGTGTGCTTTTATCGTATAGCCTCTTTCGGCACAGAATGACTTTAAATAGCTCAAAAGCCCACAATACAATGTTTTGTCCCTTATATTGAATAATCTGATCTTTCCGTCCCACATTCTGTTCTTATAGGCCGGCATGAACTTATATCCAGGAACAAAGAAACAAAACTGCTCAGAGATCTCTTGTGCAGTACTTGCCTCGCATTCTATTCGCATGAATGTTTCGTTAAGTTTGGTGTAGGTAACTGTTTCCATTATATAATCTGTTGTAATCTATTTTTAGTTGATGCTATATCACTGCATAGATATTTATTTATATACCAATTAATATACATAGATTGACTAACACCACTGTGCCAACTTAAGTCGGTCACTATTTCATCTAATTGAGTTAGTGATTGCAATTGTTTAGTAAGCCAATGATACTCTGGCCAGCCATAGGATATAATAGGAACTCCGTGCATCATACATTCTATACCTGCTGTGCTGTTCTCTAATATAGCTACTCTAGTTTTAGGTAGAAAATCATGTATGGATTCAAAAGCAGTTCTTACATCGATACCATCTTGAATCCATTTATCGATTATATCTTTTGTTCTTCCTCGTATTTTCATAGAAGGATGTAACTTAACTATTATGTTTTTATCTTTAATACTATTTACAATCATCTGCAGCTTTTTAAAATGATCACCAAACCCAAAACCATTTACAGTTTCGTCGGTTGGAACTTGTCCTATAATTAAGATATGGTCATCAGCTACGTTCTTTGCCTTTCTCCATTTTAGTAGAATAGAATCATCCCACTTATTAGATCTTGCTTTTATCAATGATTGTATATAATCTAAATTTTCTTTCGTAGGAACCTGAAACCAATCTGGTTCTTTAAATGCAATAGAAGAACTATTAGCATAACCAATAGTATCTAATGCAAAATGTTTATGAGTAGGACCAGTGGGTTTAAATATTATATTGTTCTCAGTTTCTAATTCTGATATATGACAATGATTGTATATATTCAATTCAGGAGTTTCGCTTTCTTCGTGGCCAAGTTCATTCATAGCTTCACGAATTATATCTTCTCGACCTGTAAAATTATCAAAACGATACTGATGGATTTTATATTCCACTAGTGAACTTTCTCCATTCAATCATATTTTTAATTGTCTGATGTCTCCATTTAATATTTTCCATTATCTCTTTTAGAGTAGAAACTACCTCGTCTTGTACAGCCATTCTTTTCTGATGTTCTTGTATTACCTCATCAGCATCATACCATTTATCAAGGTCACCTTTCAATACTGTATGACCACCAAGGGGATCGTATTCCCAACCTTTATGGTCCATTTCTTGCTGTGACAGTTTACCACCGTAATGTTTGAATTTATCTCTGAGTATGATTTTGTATTTGAGGTCTAGATCTTTTTGCTTCAGCCTATTGACTGAATATAGATCTAAGTATTTACTGTGCAATTTAGCTGAGTCTCTGGAAGCTTCGTCTAATTGTATTTCATCTATAATACAATCTTTCTTCCACAGTGCTAGAATCGATTCTAAGTTATTCATAATGTCTCCATAATTTAATACATTTTATAATATTATACCATAAATTTGTACAAATGTACAGGTATATTTTAAGCAAATTCAAATAAAGTATATTTAAATGTTACGTCAGCTTGCAAGTATTCCACATCACCTGCTTGAGAGTTAAATTCTACTGATGTTAAGCTAGTAGGAAATACCTCTTGGAATTTAATAGTTTTTAATAGGTTATTGTGAGAAGACATAATCAATAGAGAAGCATCAAACTTATACGATTCAGCGTCTTTAGCTTGTATAATATTATGCATCCAATCGAATATCTCTATATAGTTTTCCATATTCTCAGTAACGTTAAACCTGATAGCTAAATCATCGAACTGTAATCTGTCACCAGTCATCGCAAGATTCACACCTCTATATGGTACTACCGCTTCAGATAAGGATATACCTGGCATAGTAACTTGAGTACAGAAGTATTCGGTATTTGCAAAGTTAGTTGCATCTAGTTTGAATACGAATCCAACAGGACTCATAAAGTTTTTATTTTGTGTTAGTGCCATCTTCTTCCTCTACTGGTTGCCTTTCGCCATACCAGTTCCATCTACCGTCGTTAGTTTTTTCATCCATATATCTATTTATACGTTCTCAATGTTAAATACATAATTTTCTGCAGCTTCTTCTGCATATGATTCTGAACGTCCAGCGTATACTTCGTCCTTTTGCCAAACTTGATTCTCGTAAAACCTACATGCATATGCACCTTCGGTGGTAAGCCATACAACACCTTGACGGTTATTGTTACGGTAGGATGATAGTTGGTTTTGAAAACTGCTATTTATTATATTCATACTACTATTTATACATAAAAAAAGGGACTCCGAAGAGCCCCTTTTAAAAGAATTAGAATTAACTAAATCAGGTTTACACCATGATGTCGTCGATTCTGAAGATTCTAAAGTATGGGTTAGCACGATCTGTACCAATTCCATCAGCAGCTACGAATGGATTTGCAACCATACCGTATCTTGTTTTAAAACCAATTCTAGGCTGGAAGTCTGTCTCACCAATCGCTTTAACCATAGTTAAAGGAACGTAAGGACAATAGAATAGACCAGCGTCATAAGGATTAGCACCTCTGTAACCAACACATGCGAAGTCAATAGTAGCATAAGGATCAATATAGACCTTCATTCTTCCATTAAGAACACCGGCAAAAGTATTACCAGTATCATCGACGTTTAAGTTAGTTGACATTGCAGGTGAGTAGTCCAACATTCCAGAAGCAGCTAAAGCTGAAGCAACATCAGAAGAAACGATAACATAGTTACCTTTTCCACGTCTTGTTTCTTTAGCAATTACGTTAGCTTCTCTTTCAAGTTGCATTACTAGTCCTTTAAATTTCTCAGCCATCCATCTTCCATCACTATCTGTACCGACGTCAAAGACACCAGAAATAGCAGTTGAAGATTGTAGAGCACCGATTTTAGCTTTAGTAAGAACTGTTCTAACTACTTCTCTGTTGATTTCCGCAAGGATTTCAGCAGATAGGATATTAGCAAGTTCGCCTTCAGCGTCTAGACCGTGGATTGCTTTAAGATCTTGAGCAAGTTCCATAGTGTATTCAGCTTTAAGAGCTCTTGACTTAGCAGTTACAGTAGATTTCTCGATTGAGAAAGCCATTTCACCGAAAGCTGCACCAGCTCCACCTGACATACCACGTTGTTCTGCAGTAGCAGTTGGTAGACCAGAACCGAATGTATTAGTGATATCAGCTGCTGCTGTATCTGCAATACTTCCGTCTGTATCAGCATCCGTTGCTCCGCCTAAACCAGTAGGTTCGGCTTGATGAGTACCTGTACCAGAAAAGTCAGTATCAGCTTCATTGAATAAAGCCTCTGTTCCATTCTGTGCAGTATACTTTGATTTCATTGCAAAGATAAGACCAGTTGGTCCACTCATAGGCTGCACGCCTGCGATATCATATGCAATAAGGTTTGGCATTGCTCGTCTTACTAAAGAGATAAGTACTGGATCAAAGTTAGAAATTCCACCAGCGGCGTTAGCTGCGGCTTCATTTACATTACCAAATGATTGTTGTACTCTTTCTTCTTGTAAAGCTACTTCTTGGTTTTCAAGAAGACGGGCAGTTACCGCTTTTTTGTATCTATCTTCGATACTTGGAACATCTGTGTGTTCCAACACTGGAGACCATTTCTCCATTAATTGTGCGTCTGCGTTAAACATTTTTAGTTTCCCCTATATGTTTTATTAATATTAACTATTTACTAGCTTTTGTTATGGCTTTAGTGTATGCATCCATGACACCAACAGAAACTACTGGAGCTTCGTCGTTACCAATTAGAGCATCAGCTTCATCAACTGTTCCACTAACTTCATTAATGAAGTAAGATTCTTTAATGGTATTTACTTTCATTTCGAAAGTACTTGCATTATCAAAATCTATATCTTCTACTAAAGATGATAGTTTCTCAGCTTCGGTTGCTGCTAAGCCTGAAGATTGCTCAGATATAATTCTAGCTTTAACGTGTGCGTTATTGCTTTCAAATAATCCTATGTTCTCTTCTGTGGTTTTATTTAGTTGTTCTTCTAGTTCAGCTACTTGGTCGGCTAAATCGTCGACTAGGTCTGCTTTCCCTTCGGGAACTTCTATATAATGTTCCTTGAATACAGTTTGTAATGATTCCATGAATTGCTCTGCAACTTCAGTCCTAAGACCTTGTTCTATTGCAACTTCATTTTGCTCCATCCATCCTTCAACAACATAGTTTAAGTAAGAATCTACTTTTTCTACGAGTGAGCTTTGAACGTCATTAACTTCTTCTTCAAGGTTTTGCGCATATTCTGCTTCTAGTCTATCTATTTCAGCACTTACTTTTGATTTGTAAGCAGCCTCAAAGATTGCACTAGCTTTATCACGGAATCCATCCGATAGTGTTGCCTCTTCTGCGACAATAAGATCTAGATCTTCGTCCCAGTTCGCCTCTACGACTTTAGATGCTTTGGCTTTGGGTGTAGCAACCTTTCCAGGTCCTGCTTTTTCGCCCTTTTTAACCAATCCACCTTCGTCTTCAGACTCAGACATTTTTACCATCTTGGCAAATAACTGTTGCGCTTCGTCTTTCTTCGCTTTCTTCAGCATTTGAACAGCAGCGTTAATTACAGCAGCTTTAGTCTTAGGAATTTGGACTTCAGTCACTTCGTCTTCTTCTTCTTCGTCTTCATCAGATTCGTCATTTTCTTTGACATCCTCTTCTTCATCTTCGTCAGAATCATTCTCAGTTTCTTTATCGTCTTCTTCTTTATCGTCTTTAGCTTCTACAACTTCCTGCTCTGCTTCAACTTCCGCAACTTCAGAGATTTCATCTTCAGTTACTTCGGCATTTACGCCTTCAGCGACAACTTTTTTTATTTCATCTGTCATTGACATTTGTTTGTCCTCTTAAGTTATAAGTTTAAAGTTTAGAGAGGAAATGTTTAAACGCTCTAATTTCCATTGCTGGCAAGTGCCTAGCGGGAGTACGTTTTATTTCAGTCTCAATTTTTTCAATTTCTTGAGGAGCAAGAATACCGTTATTCCATATCCATTCAACACCTTCCATTACACCGTTAACAAATGCTGACGGCGCAGAAGGGTCTTGAACGATATCTACTGAAGCTAACATAAAGTCATTCTTCACATACATAACGCCACCCTTGTTTTCAAGAGTTCCCATACCACGACTTGATACACCAAGCTTAACTCCGCCTTCAAGTAAACCGCTAACGATATTACCCATAGGAGTATTAAGTATTGATGCTTTTCCCATAACATCATTCCCTTGGAATTCCAAGTTTGTGATCTTATGTGAAACTTTGTCAAGGTTTACAGTTGGTCCTTCCGGATGATTTAACTCTCCAACTGCTCTACCTTGTGAAACCTGCTCGTCGACGTATTTGCCAACTGCAGCTTCCAAAATCTTTTTATCATAAACACGGCCATTTCTATTTTTCTTATTGGCCTGCATAAATACACCCTCTATCACAAAAGACTTTTCGCCTTTTTCATTCTTTTCAGAAAGAATTTGTAGGTTATTATCTACGTATTCTGATATTAGTTTCATTTATACCTCTTTAAGCCTGTTCGGCTTCTGGTTGTTTATTACCTATTGTGCCTGCTATTTCAATTTTCTTTGCATCTATAGCAGCAGTGAGCTTTACTGACATTATATCATTAAAGCTTTTTTGTGCAGCGACATTGTCACCGTCTTTTAAATTTGTTATCAAATTCTCTGTAGTCATAATTATCCTCGTTCTGTATATATTTATAGTTATTTAAATCTCTAGAAGTCCAAATCATCTTCATCGTCAGGGGCATCAGCCTTTTCCTGTTCGATTTGTTTGGTTAACTCTTCTATGTCGTCATCAGTTTGACGGAGTATATTCTTTCTTACCCATTCATTTGATACGTATTTACCTACATACTCATCAACAGAACTTATAAGTTCGAATCTTTCCCTTATCATTTCACTTTCTTTCAGTTCACTAAAATAGTTATCTTCAATAAAGTCAAAAACAATACTTTCTTTCCAGCTTTCCCAATCATTAACGGTTATAATACCCTTTAATAGTAATTGAGTTTTAAGTGCTTGCATAAACACATCGGAAAATCTTTTTCTTAATCTATCAATGAATTTTTTAAACTTAACTTCATCTCTAGATATTTCAGTACTTCTACCTAAACTAAACTGATTCTCTTGTTCCAATCTGTTAATTGGTACGTTAAGGGCTTTATACAGTTTCTTTTGGAAGTATATGATATCATCAATCTGTCCGAGATTTTCTCCTCCTGGGAGGGTCGAAATTTCCGTACCTCTACCACCTTCTCTACGCGGTAAGAAGAAATCTTCGAGCATCGACATATGTTTCTTATCATCTTTAACATCTCCTGTCGCGGCATCGTATACTAATTTGTTTCTATACTGATTCATGATGTTACGTAAGTATTCTTCTGCTTTACCTTTTGGTAGGTTACCTACGTCAATATAAAAGATTCTTCTTTCAGGTGCTCTACTTATTCTGTAGATAACCAAGGAATCTTCCATCATTCTTAATTGGTTGACTGGCTTAATTGCTTTTTGCAAGTAAGATAATATTCTAGAACGAGTTGGATCCATCATCCCGGACGTAGCATATAATATAGCATCAGGATGTATTTTAACACCTTGATCTGTTTGAGTCATCTTATTGTTTTGGAATAAGAAATACTCTGCTTGTTTAACAACCAGTGTTGCCCCAGTTTTAGGGTCTTGTTGTTCTTCGATCTCTTTTACTTTACGTAATTGCGTTGGATCGATATATCTTAATTCTTTAATACCTGCTTTTGGATTAGCATCGTTAATAATAACGTGATACGGTAATCTTCCATCAATGTACCACTTTCTGAATATATCATGTGAATACTGATTGAAGCCCATAAGCTTTAGGATAACATCAAATTCCTCTCTTACGGTATCTTTGATTTTATCTGATATTTCTAATTTATCTAATATAATATTAACAGGTGCCTCATCATGGTCACCTACAATTGATTCGTTAACAATGTCTTCAATAGCTGCATCACATTCTGGCTGTGCTGCAATATCCCTATATTTTACAATAAGCTCTACTTCGTTCTTTTGTTTATCTGCGTCTTGATCTAGATATTGCCCAAAGTGACCTCCCGAGTTTATTACACCCGCGCCGTCGTTTTCTGTGGATGGAACTATAGATACAAGGTTATCCTTGTTACCCTTTTTCCTGTTTATCTCGAATCCGAAAAATTCTGCCATAATTTATTTCCTATAATATCGGAGGGGAAACCAGTTCCCCTCTCCTATTATTATTTATACTACTTCTAAGAGGTAGTATCTGACTCCCAATATTGAACCTGTAGTTCAACTGTGAACTCTTCTATCGTGTTTTCACTATCGTAATTTAAATCGATAGTTGAAACTGAAGAAGGCCAACAACCTCTAAAGTCATATTTCTTAACAGTTTCGCCAGCTTTATTAAGCTGCTCTACTACTACGTCACAAATATAATCATTCATATTTGATAGACCAGTGTTAGTAGCGAAATTGTTAATACCATTAGCCCAAGACTCAAACGCATTTCTAACTTTAAAGTTAGCATCATTGATGATTGTCAATGATAATGGTTCGAAAGTTCTATCACCTGCCATCTGAAGCTGTCTGCCTCTGAATGGTATAGCAATAGGTGCTATCGTTGATCCTGGAATCTGTACTCCCTTACATAAGAAAGATGTTAATTCCACATCAGCAGCTACGTAACTTGGAAAATTAACGGTTGCTTTAAATAGATTTGACCTAGCGCCGCCGCCAGTTAGTTTAGATTTAAAATCGTCTACTCCTAAAATTGCCATGTTATTCTCCTATTATGCTGAAGTACCAGCGATCTCAGTAAATTCGACCCCTGATCTTGTGGCTACAAAGTTTAAAGTAATGAAGTTAATCGATCTTGAAGGCTTGATAAATATATCAGCTACAAATTGATTACCATCAACTACTTGACTTGTATTGTTAGTACTATCGCAAACAACTAAGAAATCTGTTAGTCCTCTACGCCCCTTCACATCTCTCAAGAATGGCTCAATTAAGTTTTTGAACTGTGCTTGCGTAAATTCATCGTTGAATTCAAATAACTGTGCTTTAGCAGCAGTTGAGATTGCTTTTTCTAATGTGTTAAATAATCTTCTTACATTGATTCTATCAAATGCTGAAGGCTTACTTAACAATGTTTTATCTCCGAAGAGAATAGTTCCCTGACCAGACAACGATACAATCGGATTTACTCTTGCTTTATACAAGGTATCTCTATCTGCCTGTTTAGGATTATGTGCCAACTTGACTACACCCAATAGTTGTCCACGATTCACACCAGCTGGTGAGAACCAAGAATCAGCTACAGTATCTGTATTAGCACAAAGTCCTGCTACGTGACCAGCTGCTCCAATCCAACGATATTTATCATTGTATTTGTCATAGACATAAAGAGCTGTTGAATCACATGAAGCATAAGAGCTTGATGTTAATGTATCTGCAAAGACTTTTACATCTGCTGCAGGTGTTGAAGACCCCTGTGTGTCTGCGATTGGTGGGGATACAAATGCCATACAATCTTTCCTAGCCGCTGCTATGGAAATAAGATCGTTTGCAATTACATTCGAACCATTTGCGTCTGGAGTTGCAAAAAGTAAATTTACATCTACTGTTTCGCCATCTTCCAATAGGTCGTAACCTAATGCAATTTCGCCAGTGGTTGGTACGTTATCATCTAAGCCTCCTCCGAGACTGTCAGAATCTACTGAAGTTAATGTACCGGACAGACTCGATAGTCCGGAAAGTGCACTTCCTGCACTTGATAATGATGAGATATGATCCATAAATCTAATGTAATTAGATCTTTGATTAATAACATCTACATAATAGTTACTTGTACCATCGTTTGCCTTAGCATCTGAACCGATAGACATGAATGCGAAAGTTTCTAATACTGTGTTAGCAGTACCTGTGAAAAGTCCATCTTGATCTATTACGATCACATGTACTTCATCATTGAAACTTGCACTTTTGCCTAAGTTAGTTGCATAGTCTGATGTACCGGGTTTGCTATCGAATTGCCCTTGGGATGCCCAAGCGTTAAAATTCGACGTGCTAATATCGGCAGTAACTGTTTCAACTTTTAAGCTGTTGCCAAGGATACCTGGAAACTTTGCAGCCCATTGTCCCTTGTTATCAGCATCAGAAGTTGCATAGTTATTATTAATATAATCATCATCATTTTTGATTAGCTGGCCAGCGCCGTCTGAAGTCGCATTCTTGTGACCTGAGGCTACCCTGACTACTTTCAATGCATTGCCATATTTTAAAAATGACGCTGCCGTTAGAAAGTACGAGAAAGTATTGTCGTCTGGTGTACCGAATATTCCAGCTAAGCTCTTTTCAGAACCTACTGTGATTACTTGGTCTACCGGACCCCAATTAAATGATCCTGCGAATCCACCAATGCTGGTTGATACGGCAGGTACTACGGATGTCGCGTCAATTTCCTTGACTTGAACTCCTGGTGATACTTGAAATGCCATCGCTTTATCCTCTCAAAAAGGTTTGTTTATAAGTTAACATAATACGGAAAAGTTTTTACACTTTTTTATTCAATCATAGTTATTTATAATATAAATAAACTCTAGAACTGCCCGTCATGTCTACCCAATGGGGTTTCAAACCAAACCGTTCCGTCTTCATCTTGCTCAAATTTTGGCTTATTATCAGCCACGTTACCAAGAAATCCAAGTGGTATCATATCATCTTGGATTGCTTGAAGTTGTTCTTTATACAACATGTTCTTCATGTCTATATCTGTTATAGATTGAAATATATCAGTACTAGTAAACCATGCAAACAGTACTAAATTCATCATAAGGTCATCATGATTAGATGCCGAAGCTTCAAATGATGTCCCTTTCGAAACAAAGGTAGTCATTTCTACTATGGTATTAGCATCATGTATTGATAGTTTCCCTTGTTCTATTAAATCTTTTATGGTAGAACAACCAATTCTTTTTACTCTTTTGGTCATTGTAGCACCAATCGCATTCTTTTTAACTGCTGATTCTACAAACATGTTCTCATATTCTAAGTCATAGTATAATCCATTACATACCA